GGTGACGGCTTCGCGTTGATAGTCGCGCACTGGAAACGGCAGAGGATATTGGTCGAGTAGCTGATTGGTGTTGAAGTCGCTCCAGGTGCCATGGAACTTGACGTTGTTCTCAATGGTGTAACCCTTGCGCTTACCCCACTGCTGAATGCGATACGAGAGGCCCGCGTACACCAGTTTGGTGCTGCGTTTGTAGAGCTTGATCTTCCCATCCCAACCACGACGGCCCTTTTGCATGAACTGGGCGCCAGGCACCGTGTATGAGAGGTATTCACCTAGCTCGCGCTCGACAGCTTCCTCACCCGCCACATAGCAGTTGACTTGGTCGTAGGGAGAAATGATTAGGTCTGGCATTCATTGGCAATCTGCATTAGGATGTCGGCATGACAACGCCGCGGGGCGCACCAGCAGACAAGATCACGTCCGCGTAACGATTGACGTATGAGTTCACATAGCGCGGGGGAGCTTCGGACATGATGTTCGTAGGCTTCCACGGCTTCATCTCGGGATAGTCCCGGACCAGGGCCATAATGTCCGCCCACGATATATGGGTTTCCGAAGACTGTGGGTCGTCCCACATAAACTGCATCTGCTGGTGTTTTGGGGTCACGTTTGTTCCATACTTTCGGCATAGTTACTGTCCCTGACTGAAGCGTTGCCATTCAATCCAATTCTTGATCAAGAACGACCGCTGGTCGATGGATTTGATGACGCCTTCGATGAACTTCAGTTTGGCTTCCTGCATTTCCACTTTGGCTTGAAGCGGCTGCAAGAGTTCATCGGCGGCCAAGTAATCGTCCACTTCACCTCGGACGAGGCGTAGGGGCTGCGGAGGCCAACCTTTGGCTTTACGTACGTCGTCGTCTATCCGTCCGGTGTAGTATTCGAACCTGAGGTGTCGGAGCAGGTCGTAGGCCTGTTTGGTTGCGACGAAACGCATTCGCTCGTCGGTATACCGCTGCCACCATCGGTGATGTAAGATTGGTATTTGCCGAATCGCAGCATCAGGCTGTGAAAAGTCGATATCATGCTCGGTTGCCCAAACGCCATGAAGTTGCTCTAGTGTCATGAGACACCCAGAGTAACACAGGTTGCGTACGAAGTCAACCTACTTCACATCAAAGTAGATCCAATTCTTCTCACCGGTATGCCACGATAGTTTGACGTTTGGATATTTCCTCTGGTAGCGGCCCACCATATCGTCAATCGCTTTGGCGCTGGCGTCTGTTAGGACCTGCCAATCGTAATCTTCATCATCTTCGGCATCTTCGGCATCAGGAGGGTTTACCCAATTGCCGAAATAGCGCACAGCGAACACAAATCCGCCGCGGCGGCCAGGTTCAATGGGTTCCAAATCATCACTGAAGGCCATTCGCATTCCCCGTCGAATCTCGCTGTACACGTCTTCTAGGGCGTTGCGCGCCATATCATCGGGATTGGCACCCACCAACTTCGTCACATGATAGAGATTGCCGTTATCGAGTCGGGCGATGTTGTTGGTGATGTTGCTGATGCGCGTCTTCATTCGGTGCTGGGCATCGTACACTGTATCGCCGACGTTGAAGGTGGAGGCTTCAATGAGCAATTCAATCTTCATGGGTTAGTCCTTGAAATACAATTCTTCGGCCGCAATGGTCTTGGCACCACGGATGACTTCAGCAGAGACGCGGTGATGACCATCGAGAAGCAGCCAGTGACCGTTGTATTGGGCCACCAAAGGTGGGTCGGTGTGACGATTCTTTAGGTACTCAATGACGCCATAGGTATCGACCACATATTGAGTGGGTGTGAGTTGGTCAATGTGAAGCGTGACCTTGCGGCGTTCGCCTGTCTTGCCCTTGAAGGCCAGAAAGAATGCCGTCGGGTATTCAGCAAACTCTTTGTTGAAAAACAGACGCACGGTGAGGTCTTCGAACGACTTACCATACTGAGCAATGAAGCCGTCGGGTGTGCCACGCCATTGGGCAAAAGATTGCATTACGGCCTCAAGTTGACGAAATGGAAACTGTCGTATTCAAACGTGCAGGTGGCAGTCATCGCGGTTTGGGCATCGATGGTGGTACTAAAGGCGATTTCACTAAGTGCCACGGGCTGGGCATTGAAGAATAGCACCCGAATGATGGGCACCTTATTGGCGTTCACGATGGTCAGACCAATGCTCGATTGAACCACGGTGGCGGTCGACGCAATCGGGGTAGCGCGTTGTTGTTTCAATTGCGCGTAGTATTCACCAGCGGTGACATCTTCGTTGTTGCCGGTCACACCGGTCATCCAATCGTAGACCTCTTTGTAGCCCGCCAGGGTTTCATCCACCAGGAACTTCACCGTCAGGGCGTCAAAGAACATCTTGGTCGGGGCATGGTGAAACACGCCGCGGGGATTGTTGATTTTGACGGTGGGTGCGGTGATGCCAGGCAGATTTACTTCCTGCACAGTGAAGCTCAGCGTCGGGAATTTTTCGATGTGCACCACATGGTTAGTGGGTGACGCTGGAAATAGGTTGACAACCGTCGAATCAATCAAGAGGGACATATTAGGCTGTTTCTCTAATGGCGGCCTTCATGGCCTCCTCAAAATCAGCAGTCAAATAGTCGATATCATCGGCCAAATCATCAGCCATGGTAATCATTTTGTCTACCGCTGCTTGATTCATACCCTTGGTAGCCTGTAAAGCATTTACCTTACGGTGTAATTCTTTCAGCTTGGTGAGATAGGTATCAACGCCCTTCGATGCAATCTTGGCAGCGGCCTGAGCTTGGTTTAGGGCCTCAACAATGCGTTCGTCGGCCTCATTAATGGCCATGGTGGCATCGGCCGAGTTGTCTCTATCTTCGAAGATGAGTTCCATGGTAGTCCTTAGGCGAGGTATACGTTGTCTGGGAGATCGTTGAGTTTATCTTTGAAGTCTTCCAGAAGCTCCTCAAGGTCACCTTGCAATATATTCAAGGTGTCGTAGGCTTCCAACTGACTGTCCGTAGATTCATCACCAGGCTTCACCGACCAGCGCACATCGTTGATATCGCTCTTGACGTTCCCGAATTTGATTCGGTATTCCTTCGCGAGTTTGGTGGCCACCATTTCCAAATCGTTGCACATGTTTAGGGCATTCGCCACTTCATCCTGCGCTTCGCGCTTGGTCTTGACAATGTTTTCTGGAGTGACTCGCGATTCGATGATGATTTCCATGGTAGCCTCTGAATTATTTAGGTAAGCCTGGTAGCCTTGAAACCTTTGGTGTGACCGTGGGTACTCAAATTGCCTTGGCTCAGCTTATGGTGTAGACAGAACTGACGTAGATTAGTGATCACCATCGTTTCGCCAGTAGGTAGGGTAACGCGCCATTGGCATTCATTGGCGGCCCGAGCGCGAGATTTCTGAAGGTCTGTTTGTGGACGGCCTAGACAAATTTGCCGTAGCTTTTCCCTGTGAGCATCTGTGAATTTTCTACCACGGTTAGCAGCGCCGGCCCTTTGCCGGTTCGCTGGGTCATCGTAGTGACGTTTCAACTTCTCAATACGCTCCTGGTTCTTGGCTGGATCCATATTGGCGAATCTTCTCTTTTGACTTGCGCTGATACGCGCCCTAACTTCAGGTGACGCCAATAGCTCACGTCGAGCCGATTCAGCCTCGTCGGTGAGACCAGCTAGACCACACCACGCCCATTTGTCCTCTATCTTACCATAAGTCTCCCACAAGATTCTGTGAGCTTCAGCGTGTTCTGGTATGGTCAGGTCAATGAGATTTGTTGGGTCGTCGGTTCCGCCCATGTGTTTAGGAATAATGTGGTGTTGGTGTAGACTCATACAAATCTTTTCTAAAGAAGACCTAAAAATGGGAGTCAGGTTGTGACTCCCATTTCTCGTAGTTGGTGTAACGAACCTTAGAACAGGTTCGCCACGCTCACTTTTCTGTAGTAGACGTTTTCCTGGAAGCCGATGCTGCCATCGCTGACGCCCGTGAGCTTGCAGAACGGATTCGCGACCATCGCATAGCGGGTCTTGAAGCCGATCACAGGCACGAACGAACCAGGATGCACAGCGCGGTACATCTGGAGCGGCACATACGGGCAGTAGAAGAAGCCCGCGTCGTAGGCCGAAGCGCCCTTGTAACCAACCACGAAGTAGTCAGTTGTCGGAGCGATAGGAGCATACGGGTCAATGTAGACCTTGTAGCGACCCATGAGGGTGCCGGCATAGGTGCTGCCCGTGTCGTCAACCGACAGGTCAGAACCAGCCTTGGAAGGACCACTGTCGAGCAAGTCAGCAGCAACAAGCGCCGATGCAACGTCCGCAGACGTGATCAGGATGTTGCCCTTGCCACGACGTGTGGACTTCGCGATAGCGTTGGCTTCGCGCTCGATCTGATAGAACAGACCCTTGAACTTCTCAACTGACCAGCGGCCGTTGGCGTCCACGTCCATGTCGAACACACCAGGAACGGCGCACTGAGCGCCACCCGCGACGGCAGTGAAGCCAATCTTACGAACGACTTCACGGTTGATTTCCGCGAGGATTTCAGCCGAGAGAATGTTCGCGAGTTCAGTCTCCGCGTCGATGTTGTGAATCGCCTTCAAGTCCTGCGCGATTTCAACGGTGTATTCCGCCTTCAGCGCACGGGTCACGGCCGTAGCAGTAACCTTATCGATGCTGAACGACATTTCGGGAATCGCGGTGTTACCCGAGGTACCCAGACCTTCGCCCTGGAGCGTGGTCATACCGGTTGCAGCGGTATAGTTGGTGCTGTTCGAACCAGCAGGCGAGGTGCCTGTGTGCGAACCGCCGAAGCCCGCTGCCGAGAAGGACGTGTTAGCTTCGTTGTAGAGGGCTTCGTCGCCGCCCTGGCTGGTGTACTTGCTGCGCATCGCGAAGATCAAGCCGGTCGGGCCGGACATGGGCTGCACGCCGCAAACATCGAACGCCATGAGGTTGGGCATCGAACGACGCACCAACGCGATTAGAATCGGGTCGTAACCCTTGAGGTTCGTCGCATTGGGGAAGGTGCCGCTCTGGTTAACGGGCGCATCTTCATTCAGTTGCTGTGCCTTACGGGCCTCAGTTTCCTGGTTCTCCAAGAGGATTCCGGTTACCGTACGCCGCCAGGATTGGCCAATCGCTGGCAATTCCTTGTGGTCTAGCAACGGCCCCCACTTGTTTTCTAGATTTTCCTTGAGAAACATATCTGCTCCTTGGTCCTGTCTCTGAATAAGTTGCTAGCCCTTGCTAACAAACATATTTAGCATTGTTTATCTTTTACCGACGGTCCGGTCTACTGCTTGCATGTAGGCGGCCGTACCGTTGTTCGGCTGGGCCTCGCCCGACTTCTGTTCGGACAACAACCCTGCCTCAGCAGGAATGTCGCTCGCTGGCTTCGCAGGGGCGTCCTTACGACCAGTTACGCTTTCGATCAACACCGCTACGTCGGAACGGAAGTTCGCCGACTTGGTGAAGGGGAGTTCCTTGGCCCGAGTGACCACTTTGGCGCGCTCGGTTTCTGGTAGTCCCACACAGGCTTCCGCAATGAGGCGGAGCTTGTGCTCTTTGATGAGGGCTTTGTTACGGTCATCTACTTCCGCCCGGGCGCGAGCATGTAGCTTGCTGGCCGCGGCTTCTGAAGCATTGACCTTTTCAGTCAACGTCGTAACCTGCTCTTGAAGCTGCTTGACCAGGTCGACCTTCGACTCAGGTACGGTGACATACGACTCAGTAAACACGGCCTTCAAACCAGCCATGAAGTCTTCGGCCAGTTCGACGCGCACGTTGTTCTTGAGGGCGACCTTGTTGTCGCTGGCCCACTGTTCGGCCACGTAGGTCAGATAGGCATCAACCTGCTGAACGAGCTTCTGTTCAACGAGCGCCTTCTGTTCGGCAAACGTCTTGCGATAGACACGGTTCATCTGGCCGGCAATCGACTTGGCGGCGAGCTTGACTGTAGATTCAAACAGCGAGCGCGCCTGGCGCTTCTGTTCCTCGGTGAGGGTCTTGTCTTCGGCAAGGAGGCCCGCGGCTTCCTCGGCGAGGCTAATACGCATCCGGATCTTCGGGAAGGTGATACCTTCGTCGAGGTCCTTTTTGTCGTCCGCTTCATCGAGCTTGTCGCCGTCTTTATCGTCGGCCTCGTCGAGCTTATCACCGTCTTTGTCTTCGGCTTCGTCGACCTTCTTGTCGTCGTCTTTGTCGGCTTCCTCGGAGAGCTTATCGCCATCCTTG